TTTTTCTTTCTCAGGAAGAACTACTGGACTACCATTTTTCCAATGTATGTAGACCATACTACCTTTAGGAAGAGCATTTGTCAAGTTCTTTGCTTGTTTAAATATTAATTTCTGTGCATCAATTCTAGTCATACTATTCACCCAAAGAAATTGTCAAGTGTTGGCTGTGTTCCATATGTACGATCAATATCCCAGCCGATTTGGCGAACAATGAACATCAATGGTTCCACAAAAGCCTTTTCGAATTGAACTTCATAATCAACATATGAAGCCACATCTAGTTCTTTTGGCAGTTTACTAATAAAAGAAATTACATTTGACTGTAATGGATTGGGCTTTCTTAGATTGAGAAATTTGATCTTTTCACCTTCTTGAATCAAAGGAAATTTAGAGATCAATTTATTACGTTTGAGAAGATAATTATAAATCAATGCTCCTTTGCAATGCATTGGAGTTGATTTACGGTAAATAGAGGATGAATCACTCCACTTGTCAAGTCCATTGACGGATCTTGGAAATGCGATATCCTCTGCAGGAAGTTTCATGAATTCATTTCTAAAGTTCTGAATGAATTTATTAATCTGTGTTTCATCACCAGACATGATAACCTTGAGAGCCTCCTTAATCTTTTCTCTGCAAGGATATGGAGTTGATGATTTGACAGCCTCAATGCCCATAATTTTCAATTGAGGATCAGCATATCTGACACCTTCGATATCCCACGCATTCAGAATATATCTTTTCTTTGCAACCCAGATGCCTTTGTCAGCAATCACCTCTCGTTTCATCTGCATCTTCTGAGAAAATGCATTCATGTATTGTTTGAGTTCTTCATAGCATTCATCGATGTATGGTTCTACCTTCTCTTTGGCAACTGTATCAAGAAAAGAAACTACTTTCTCAATAGAAAGATCTTCACCGAATACTTTGTCAATAAGTTTATCAAAACAAATATAAACTGAATCTGTATCAGATGCAATCACATAATCTTCATTTTTAGTTTTAAGAAGATTGTTGAGATATTCATTTAGCTTTCGTTCAATCCAGCGAATCGAAAGCTGACCAGCAGTGGTTACACCTTCAGCAATCGCAAGATCAAAGTATCGGAACCATTCATTACCAATAGCACCATAGGCTGAGTTCAATGAGATCTTTCTTGCCATCTGAATGTTATTATAACGTGACACATCATTCAGATATTGAGGATTCTTAGTATTCTCATATTGTTGTTTCGCATGAAGCATCTTTTTCTTGTATGTTGTTCGATCATCATACAGCTGCTGCATCATGGCAGGAAGAAATCCTTGTTTGGAAATTCTGAATTTGGTTCCATTTGGTGTCATCGTCAAATTCTTTTCCTTCAGGAATTCTGTATCATACTCCTTGGATACAAACTCACCAATCTTAGTATCACCAAAGTTTACACCATCATCAGCCAGAGTTTCTGGAGAGATATTGTATTGAATTATCAAGTGTGGATACAATGAATTCAAGTCAAACGAAAGAACCCATTTATGTTGTCCAACTGCTGGATCCTTGACATATGCTCCGGAGAATTGTCCAGACTTCGAGGATGAGCTCTTTTGTGGAATCACAATGTTTTGTGTTCGCAGATGATTGTAAATTAGCACATCCCAATATTTTACTGAAGTAAATGCATCTTGGAAGTTGACTTTTGCTTCATATGCCATAGTCATCAACAAATCCATTAGCTTCATTTTAGCATCTAGACGTTCTACCAGAAGAACATCTTGAATATTGTAATCAATGAAACTTTGATAATCTGATGTGTACCATTCCTTAAATGTTTCATAAGGATTCTCATCTTTCCTTTCTCCTAGTTCTACAAATGCAATATGGTCAAGTTTATATGATTCCTGATTTGTATAGGTAAACTTTTGATACAATTGTTGATAATCAAGATTAGAAATGCCTAGAATCTCATAAACAGTATTGGTCTTTCCGAATTTACCATTTATCTTTTTCTCATTGACAATCTTCCAAGGAGAAAGTCTTTTCAGTGCATCATTACCAAATATACGTTTGATTCGATTGCAGATGTAAGGAATATCAAAGAATTCAGTATTCCAGCCTGTGATTGCATCTGGATGAATTGATTCCCACCAGTCAATGAATCTGTTTAGAAGTTCGACTTCATTCTGGCACTGATTGTATTGAACAAATTCATTATCTGTTTTGTATTCACCAATACCCCAAACAATGATGTCATCAAATCCATATCTTTTGACAGTGATTGAAAGAAGTTCTTCAGCAGCAATTTCTTGATTGGGAAATCCATTTTCGCATTGAACTTCGATGTCAATCGTATAGACTTGCATCAAAGATCGATCGAATCGAATATCTTGATAATTGTCCGCAATATAAGTATAGACAAATTGATTCAATCCATAAACCAATTCAGGTTGATTCTCATAATGAGAAACAAATTCTTTGGCTTCTTTGATTGTTTCGAATTTTATGGGTGAGACTGAGGAACCTTCCAAAGTTTTGAATTTGGAAGGTTTCTGAGAAGGAACATAGAGAGTAGGCTTGTATCGAATAGCCTTGTTGAATCTTTCACCATTCTTTACACCACGCAGGAAAATATTGTTTCCCCACTGAGCCACGTGCGTATAGAAATTCATAGCAAACACCTGTTAGCATTATAAAAGAACAGTATACCATATTGAATAAAAAATGTCAAGCTATTTGTTCCTGCCTCTTTTTTCCAATATTGTATTTTGTCTCAAGAACCCATTCATCCTTCTCCTTGAATCCGATGATCTTGATTTGTGAGAGAGGAGCCTTTGGCTCTGCCTCCCCATGAACTGTGACAAGATCCCAGTCCTGAAGAAGCCCAGCAATGGTATTCCTTCGAGAAATATCATTTTCATTTATGTTGGTTTCTTTTCCATCAAGAGCAAATAATTCCTTGAAATGAACAATATAATATTTGCCTTGTTTGTGAAGAATATGGCAGGATTGAAATAGTTTCTTTTCTTTACGAGATGCAACACCTATTCTAGAAAGTGTTTCACGAACCTTAAGAAAATCATCAGGTTCTTTGATTGTTACTTCTAACATGTTATTAATCATTTTCTTCCACCTTTGTTCAAGCTATCTTTGATAGTAGTAATTTGTTCATCAGATAGTAGTTCAAGAGCAGCTTTAGCTTTATCATTACTATAACCATAATACTCTTTCACATACTCCAGATCCTTAATCTTATTTGCTTTCAACCATGGTGCAAATCTTTTCTTGGGTCTAATTGTATTTATAAAAAAGTCAAATTTGAGTTTATTATCAATTTGATGATGAACATTCATCTCATTTGCAAACATTATGGTGTCTTGAAATGAAGATAAGATATGATTGACAACATATGCTGGATACTTCTTTTCCCACATTGGATCATCAGAATCCATCAAGTTTTCTTTTGTGAAGTTTATTGCATTCAAATACTCCTTTAGTTCATAACTCATTTAAACCTCACATTTGACATGATTTCTGTCATACAAGCTAACAGATTGATCTCTTGGTCACTGACAAATGCAGACTTATATTGGTAATCTGCAATAATTAAAACCAACTGTGGAACACTAGCAGGTTCCAATCGTTCATATAGAGTATCGTAAATTTTACGATAGATTCTAGTAGGATCATTATCAAGATTATTTGCAACCCATTTCCTCAAATTACCAAATTCTTTTTCTTTAAGAAAACTTGTCATTTCTTTCAAGTTCTCGTCTGAAATATTTACAAGAATACCAGCATCGATTTCACCTGATGCTGAATATCTTTGTAACTCATTTAAACACCTTCTCCAATCAGGAAAAAATTTCTCAATTATCCCTGCAACAGCCTTTGGATTAAACTTGACATTTTCTTCTTCTAATATCTCAGTGATACGTTTAAAGAATTGTGCTGCAAGTTTGGGTTTCTCTTCATTTGGTATTCTAAATTCAACGACAGAACATCGTGAATGTAGTGGTTCAATGATGCGATTCTTAAAATTACAAGTTAAAATGAATCCGCAATTTTTATGAAACTCCTCAATGAATCCACGAAGAGCAGGTTGAGTTGATTGGGGATTTAGATAATCTGCCTCATCAAGAATTACAAACTTTCTGTTTGTATCAAATGAAACAGTAGATGCAAAGTTTTTAATCTTGTTTCTGAGAACATCAATACCTGATTCCTCAGAACCATTGATCATCATGTATGTGGCATCAATTTGTTGCAACATAGCCTTTGCAACAGTAGTTTTACCTACTCCTGGACCGCCTGAAAGCAAAAGATTAGGAATATGTTCATCATCTACAAATTGTTGAAATGTATTCTTCAATTGTACTGGAAGAATACAATTCTCAATAGAGTCTGGGCGATATTTTTCTACCCACAAATAATTTTTCATAACAAAAACTCCAAAAGGATATTATCAATTAGACTCAAGCGCAACATAATACTCTAGATCTTGCCCTTTCTTTTTAAAATGCGAAATACCAACACTAGCAATTCCTACCTCATAATCTCCAGGAAGAACTTTTAGATTTTCAGTCTTAAAACATGATGTAAGATTGGTTGTTGAAGAATCACCAACTACAAGTGAAAATGTATTTGATGTATCATTCTTTCGATCAGTAACAGTCATTTGAACTTCACCTGATTCATATGAATTCACAACAAGATCTGGTGTTCCAAGAATTGCAGCTGATCTTTGAATTTGAGAAAACTCTTCTTGAGTCAATGTAAATTGAACATCAATAACTGGCATTTGAATGTCTGTTTTTGGTTCCTTCACCATGTCAGTAGGTGTGTAAAAATATTTACTAGAAGTTTTGCTTCCTTCTTCCTGAATAAGAATATATTTTTCTTCAAAATTCAAGATTGGTGTTTTGAACAGAGAAAGTGTTGAAAGAAATTCGTTCAAATCATAAATAGCACACTCCTGCTCAAAGTCTTCTGTAATATTTGCGATTGCTACAATGTTTTTCATTGCACTCATTGTCGCAACTTTATTTCCTGGTTTGATTAACAAGTTTGAATTGATTGTTGAAAAGTTCTTCAAAATTTCACGAGTTTCATTACTCAGTTTCATTAGTTTCTCCATAGTTTAAATCATGAACATGTAGTGCCATTATGGCATAGTGAACAACCTTCAGTAGATCCTTTCGGTTGTAACCATCTTTCTTACCGTATCTCTGCGCATACTTCAAGATATTTCCAATACAAAATCCTTCACCATGTCCAGAGTCTATAATGAATTCTGTTGCTTGAAAATTGTTTTGTGAATAATGCTGAGTGTAGGTCTTGTTAATATAATCGACAATCTCAAGAATAAGATTATCTTCATTATATTTGTATTGAATACTCACAAGTACATCCTAAAAGTCTGTGGCACTCCGAAGAGTGCCGTCATGTTATATTAGTTGATATTGATCACTCTTGGACGTTTCTCATCCGGAATGATTCTTTCCAACTCGATTTTCAATAGACCATCTACCATGGTAGCATCCTTGACGAATACATCTGATGACAAGGTAAATACTCTGTTGAATTGTCGCTTCGAAATGCCTCTGTGATAATACACAGGAGCATTTTCAGCTTCCTCTACAGTTTTAGCATAATTTGATCGAATAGTCAACTTATTTTCTTTGGTTTCCACCTCGATGTCTTCTTTTTTGAATCCTGCGACTGCAAGCTCAATAGTGAAGTGCTCATCGTCATGCTTGAGAATATTGTATGGTGGATAATTAGAAGTTGTTGAAACATTATCAAAAAAGTGATCAAAGATGTTATCAAATCCGACACTGAATGTTCGAAGTTGATGTGGATCAAATGTAGAGAGTGCGGTTGTGCTTGTCATATCTATCTCCTTGAATAAGCAAGATTATTTGTTAATATTAGAATGTTGAAGAGAACCCGAAGCATTCTCTTCAACAATTCTATTTATACAAAAGTCAACAAAAATTTGAAAAAATTATGCTGCTTCTGCATATTCTAGTGCCATGTCAAGTGCATTCAACTTGACTTTACGATTCTTCCCATACCATGCAGATTCCAACCGACCATCAGCTGATCTGCCCTGTACATGGTCAGACATGTAGGTAACAGCATTAAATGCTTGCCACCATGAACCTTCAGCATACTCTGCTCCAGGTTGTGTATGAACAAGCTCAAGTGCCTTTGTTGACAATCTTGAATTTGCCTGCTCAGCTTCGTATTCCTTTTCAGTAGATTCATTTCCGAAGACTTTGTTCATATATGCAACCAAATCCTTCTTTGTGTATCTTTTCTTTCCAAGGAATTCTGCCATACTCTTGTACTGATCCATTTTCATTCTTGCAATTCCTAACTGCTCCTTGACAGAATCTGGATCCCATTCCTTTCGATGATTCAATGTGACCATATGTTCACTATTAGTGCTCAAAGAAAGTGTCAAGGTATTTTGGCAAACAACACGAATTGGTGTCATCCGAATATTAATTGTTCGCCCATACTGATGAGGATTAGTGAATAAGAAATAATTTTCTGTCACATCACCACTGAACAATTCGAAGGACTCATTGGTTTTAGCCAAAGCCCAAACCAATTCTCCTCCACGCAATGATCCAGCAGTGTGCATTTCCATATCACCTGCCTTCACATATTCATCAAAAAGTTCAAATGCTTGATGGTTTTGAACTGGATTCCAGCCTTTACCGATATTGGTCAAAACTTTCCCATCAAGATCCCGAACCAATGCTTGTTTGCCTGTTGGGATTTTTCTTCCATTGAATTCTACAAATCCATCCAACTTAAGAACTTTCCAGTCCAATCCTGCCATCACCATAAATTCTTGTGGTGATAAATCTGGCTGAACCTGAAATCCAAGACCATGCCATGGCACTTCTCCAACGTAGGCCATCTGCGCTTCACCATTGATCACTTCTATTGCATGACTCATGCTATTCTCCTAAAAAAGTTATCAAAACAGATCGAGAGATTCGATCATTACTATATATTATTTTATAATAACTTTTAGAAAAAGTCAAGCACTTTTTTTAAAAAATTATGAAAAAATTTCAGGTGGGTGATAAAGATCTCGAATATGTCGATGGACAGCCTCAACCAGAAGTTCCTCGTTATATATCTTTTTGCTCTGAATGCCCATCGCCATGGAGATAGCATCAGCAGGTTTATCAATCCATGAAGAATGCCAATACATCTTTCCACTCTCACCCTTTCTATAATTTAAATGAATAACTCCAACAAAAACTTTGTCGTTGGCATATGATTGAAAAAGATGTTTTATTCCCATACTTGGCATATATTTAAATGCTACATCTTTATATAAAGAATGTCTAAAATTCATTTCACACATGTATCGAACTTGTTCTAATTCTTTTTTGTCCATTTTTGTTTCTTGATCATTTTTGCTGCTTTTCTTTTAGCTATGTCAAGTTTTAATGGTGAAACCAACTGTGTGAAATTTTTTCCTTCCATATGATCATATTCATGTTGAAAAACTCTTGATGTTATTCCTCTGAATTTTCCAGTCTTTTCCTCACCTTTTACATTCTGATATGTAAATTCAACAATGTCAGGACGTTTAATGCTTAAAAACAAATACGGATATGTCAAACATCCTTCATCATAAAATTCTGTTTCTTCAGACTCCCAAATAATTCTAGGATTAAAATAAATCTCATGTTCCTTTTTATCCCAATCAGTGTACATCACAAAGGCACGAATCATCAATCCGCATTGATTTGCAGATAAACCAATACCTCCATGTTTTTGCATTGATTCTAATAAGTTGTCGTATAATTCTTGTGGAGTTAGATGAAACATTTCTTCAAAATTATCAAAAGAAATGTCAGACAATGGAACTTTTAAAATTGGACTTTCTGGGTGAATTAATTCATATATCATGCGGCAATCCTGCTAAAGTTTTTCTCTTTTTTAAATTGAATGACTGATCTAAATTTGTCAAACAATATATCTTGTTTGTGGCTAATTACAAACACATTTTGATTTGTAAATGTATTTAGAATTTTTAGGAAATCGTCAGTTCCTGCACCATCTAATGAAGAATCAAATATTTCATCAAGAATCAAAAGATTTGTATTTGTAGAATTTTTTATTTTGGCAATTGCTCTCCATGTAAAAAGAAGAGCCAGATCTATTCTCATTTTTTCACCTTCTGAAAAAGAAGGATATTTG